TGAGCAATATGTAAAAGAACAACAAGGAATATTGCGCCAATTAGCATGGTTAATCAATGCCGCTAGAATTGGTGAATTGCATACTTTAAAAATAAAAGAAGGTAAAAAATGAGTTTATTAACAGAAGAACAGATTGCGGAATTGGTTGGCATTGCTAGTAACCAATCAACAAGTAAAGATTTGTACCAAGAATTTTGTGAATGGAACGAAAGACAAACTGCAACACAATTTGAACCAGATTGGGATAAAACTCCTTCTAACGCAACTAGAATTTACTTGGATGCTGTTTGGTTTAACAGTGAAATGAAAGAAATTGATCGCACAACTATATGTTGTTTTGATAGACCAGTAACACCACACCCACACGCTGAAATGATTATGAAATATGCAGAAGTGGCGCAAAGACGTGTTGACCCTTGGGTTGAGTTTGAATGGGGTAAAAATGATAGCCATTGGTGTAGCTGTGATAGATGGATAAATTTTAATATTGACAACTGCTACCGCTACATCGGAGAAACAAAATGATCGCAACAACAGCTTATATTTTAATCAGCACTTTATCTTCACGGGTACAAGGTGATTACTACACAGTTGCTCAATCAGTATCAACATTTTCAGATAAACCATCATGCGAATCAGCCGCGACAAGATTGGACTTTATTTATAAAGATATGCGCATCAATGGCAAATGGAATTTAACCTGCCACCCATATCAACTTAATGAGGAGAAAAAATGATCCAGCAAATTCTTCAGCGCGGAAACCGTCAAGGCATGACAATGCGCGAAATAACCGAGCTAACAGATTTAAAGCAACACCAAGTGGAATTTAAGGTTCAAAAGTTAATCAAAGAAGGCATTGTGCATAAATCTGTTGATAGAATAGACAATGCGTATTTATACACGTTAGTAAATTATGAGCCATTGCCTGTAGTTGAGCCACCTGTTGAATGTTCGCCCGTTAGATTAGATAATGTCATCAAACACCTAAACAAGCAAAAAGAAACCGTAAACTCACCAGCGCACTATAGCAGCGGCACTGTTGAATGTATTGACGCAATTGAATCTATGCTAACCAAAGAAGAATTTATCGGATTTTTACGCGGGAACATATTAAAATATCAATGGCGTTATAAGCAAAAAAACGGTGCTGAGGATTTAAAAAAGGCGCAGTGGTATTTTGATAAGTTAAAAGAAAAAGAGGGCGTGTAATGTATGAATTTAAAAGTGGTAAACCATCAGGCGGCTTGCGTTATCAAGCTATGCGCGATTATTTAATAAAATTAAAATGGTTTGCAGATAATCCCATGCAACTTGTGTTTATAAGTGAACGCAGTGCATGAAACCACGACTTAAAAAGATAGGCAGGATATGGTTATGTTACACACAAACAACGGCTGTTTGCTCTGGCTTAACACCTGAAGAAGCCTATCAAAAATGGATAAGTAAAAATAAAGCCGGTTAATTACCGGCTTTTTTATTATGGCGTTAAAAACAATTCCGCTTCAGCATTGCGCCTGCGCGTTAATCCAGCAAGCGGTTTTCCACCTGCTTTATCCCAACGCAAAAACTGTTTTGCTATTTCTGCCTTGTCGTCACCGGCTTTTAGCATTTTAACGAGTGTTGAACTGGCTAAATTACCTGCTCCGATATTGTAAGTAAGCGATACCAGCGCATCAAATTCATTTTGTGTTAATTCAACGCCTGTTGCATTAACCGCTTTTTCGTATTGCCCAATTGTTGCGGCTAATAAAGCGATTGCCGCCGCTTCATTAGGCAACGTTCTATTTTTAGTGACTGGTGTGCCATCACCATAATGTGTTGAGCCAATGCCAATAGTCCAAACACCAGCTGGGCATTGATACGCTTTGAGCTTGCAACCTTCAAATTCTTTAATTAATTTTAAACCGCGTTCGCCTGTTTTCATTTTCTCGATCTCATAGAAAGTACCGTAATTAATTTTTGTGTAAGCCGTATCATGTCGTTATCGAGCAGGCGTATTTGGTCGATTAATTCAATCAGCGCGTCTGTTGTTTCAGTAAGGATTGGCTTAACAATTGTCGTTACCCATATCCAAACAAAATAGACGATATACCCCATGCTACTTGATGCAATAATTGGAAAACCGTATTGGTTGATATATTTAGCTAATGCGTCAACGTCCATTAATCAATTCTCTTTTCTTGCGGATTATTAAAACGTGCCACTTTTTCTTTCTCAATTGGCATATCAAGCGTTTCTGTCATGAGTACATCTATTTTTACAATATCCTCTGACATAGCCGTGACACGCTTATCAAGTTGCTTGATGATACCGATAAGGCTTTTAATCTTTTCAAGTACGCTATCAAGCAAAAATTTAATTGTCAGAAATACAAAGTACATTCCCACACACGCAGCGGCAATGGGGAAACCTACGTCCGTTGCAAACTGTAAAAATTCCATTATTTACTTGTCCACCAAGCAATAAACGAAAACAATGCGCCAATGGTGAAAACAATACCGCCAATAAATCCTTTATAGCGCGTTTGTTCGTTCTTCATTTCTTCAAGAGTAGCAATTATGGCGTCGAGTTTTTTACCGCGATCTTCAAATATTTCTTCGAGGTTCTCAATTCGTTGCTCTACTTTAGCAAGGCGACAGGCTTCATCGGGCATTTGTCACCTCTATCGAGCCAATTGCACTCGCGTAGGTAGAAGGCTCTTTTAATCGAGCCATTAAGTAGTTCCACGCTTTAAGTATTTTGTTCATTTTGGAAACCTCTCGTCAATAGGTTTATTAGCAAAGTCAATTTCTTCTTGCGTTGCATCACGAACAATCCATGTCATATACCACACACCCTCAATTTCTTCTGGTACCCCCTCATAACATCGTTGAGTTTGTCTGTCAAATACAGGCATATCAACCCATTCAACAATAGCGTAATCTTTTTGCTCGACAGAATCAATTTTGATATCACCTTTATGGCGCGGATATTCTTGTGTTGATATTTTTATATAAGTATTTGTCATGGGATTATTTTTATTGAAGACGTTAACGAAGATGCTGTTGCTGTTAATGCAGAAGCAGAGTCAGTTAAAGTAGAAGCAGAATCAGTTAATGTTGCAGCGGCTTCAGTTAAAGAGGTTGACGCATCAGTTAATGAAGATGCAGAATAAGTAAATGAATACCCGCCAACGGTATAAGTACCTGTTAATGTCCCGTCTGAAGGAAGTTTAGCAATGAGTAGATTTCTATACGAACCATTAGGTATGGTGTTTCCACAAACATATATATGTCCTTTCGTATCTATAGCTATCCCATATCCGTTATTCCCATTAGCGTTACCTAACTGTCTTTGCCACTGAATAACACCACTAGCGTCATATTTAACTATTTGCACCATAACAGCACTAGTACCTTGCGCAATTCCGCAAACATACACATTATTACTTGAGTCTATTGATACCCCATATCCGTAGTCATTACCCGAACTTGCTAATCTTCTCTGCCACTGAATAACACCACTAGAATCGTATTTTGCGATTATAATATCTTGAGTTCCACTAACAAAGTCAGAGGAGCCGCAAACATACACATTATTACTTGAGTCTATTGATACCCCATATCCAAATTGCGTCGCCCCGCCATGCCCAAACCTTCTCTGCCACTGAATAACACCACTAGAATCGTATTTTGCGATTATAAATAAATACGCGCCAGTTGCGTTAGAGAAGCCGCAAACATAAACATTACCACTTGTATCCACGCTAACACTTCTTCCAGCATTACTGTTTGTAGCACTAGATAGTTTTCTTTGCCATTGTATAGCTCCGCTAGAGTTATACTTAACTATTAAAATATTGAGGTCACTTGATCCACAAACATAAACATTACTACTTGAATCAACCGCTATACCATAACCTGCATCTGAATACCCAGCGTTACCTAACTGTCTTTGCCACTGAATAACACCACTAGAATTGCATTTAACTATTTGAATATCAGCATTTCCACTAGCGTAAGAGGAGCCGCAAACATACACATTATTACTTGAATCAACAGCTATACCGTAACTATTTCCACTATCACTTAAAGTTTCTTGCCATTGTATAGCTCCGCTAGAGTTATACTTAGCTAATTGGATATCTGGTCCGCTGCCAGAATACCCACAAACATAAATATTACCGTCTGTATCTACTGATACTGATTGTCCATAAGTTTGTACTGACGCACCTAATACACCAATAAAATTATTATCTTTAGCTCCAGAATTAAAAAACATCTGCATAATACCGCTCATGACACGTTACCTGTCACCACACAGACTGTTGCACTAACAAATAGAATCGTAGCAATACCGCGAGTAGCTAAAGTGATAGACGTTTTAACAGTGTTTGTTCCAGCAATATAAGCTGTAGGCGCACTGGTCGTGATAGTAATATTCCCTGTCGTGTTGTTATAAACAGAAATTGCATCACCATTTGCAAATGTAGAAGTCGGGACGACAATAGAGCCACTTGACCCAACGCCCACATATTTACCAACATCCCCAGTAACTAAAGTATAAGCAGTAGTTTTATCACTACCAGTCTGCGGAATATTCCTATACCCAACGCCATTTGTCCCATCAGCCGTACAAGATGACAGCGTACCGCTAGAAGGCGTACCAAGCGCACCTCCTGTTGAGTATTTACCATTAAACGTATTCCAATCTGTGGAGCTTAAATAACCATCAGTAGATGTAGTAGCTTGCGTAATACTAATTGTTGGAGTTGTACCCCCGCTTGATGAAATAGGAGCTGTACCACTTACAGAGGTTACTGTGCCACCACCACCACCAGACGCATTAATAGTTTGGTTTGGCCATGTACCAGTAATAGTTACATTTGTTCCCGCAACTAACGCAGGATTTGTTGTTCCTGTACCGCCATTAGCGACAGCTACAGTCCCAGTAACATTAGATGCTGTACCTGTGGTATTTTGATTAAGCGTTGGAAATGTACAATTAGTTAGCGTACCACTTGTTGGAGTGCCTAAAATTGGCGCAATTAAAGTTGGTGTATTTGCAAATACCGCTGCACCGCTTCCTGTTTCGTCAGTTAACGCAGCAGCTAAATTAGCACTGGATGGTGTAGATAAAAACGTATTAACGTTTGTTCCAAATTGCCCAGACGCAAACGTAATTGCACCCGTCATCGTACCGCCAGACAATGCTAAATATCCCGATGCAGGCAAGTAAGAAGTTATCCATGCGCTACCACTATAAACGCGCATTTCGCTACTTGTTGTATTCCAATATAGCGCACCAGTAAGCAAAGCATTTCCGTCGTTATCAACACTAGGATCGGATGCTTTTGCGCCAAGATAACGATCATCAAACGAGTCATAACTAGCCGCTGCTGCGGTAGCACTACTTGCAGCATTGGTAGCTGAAGTTGATGCGTTAGATGCCTGTGTAGTTGCAGTTGAAGCCGAAGCCGATGCGTTAGTTGCTTGTGTTGTCGCAATACCAGCTTGTGTTGTGGCAGTTGAAGCACTACCCGATGCCGCTGTCGCACTACCGCTTGCACTGCTTGCGCTGCTTGCCGCATTAGTTGCTTGCGTACTAGCAGTTGATGCTGAAGTTGATGCGTTAGATGCCGATGTCGCAGCGTTAGTAGCAGAAGTTGATGCTTCACTTGCTTTAGTTGTTGCAGTTGACGCAGATGTAGATGCAGATGTTGCGCTTGAACCTGCTGCTGTTTGACTTGCCGCTGCTTCACCTGCTTTAGTTACAACATAATTTGCAATTGAAACTTGATTAGTAAAACATGGCACAAACCTTGTGCGCCACCCGCCATCCCTTAAGCCTGTTGTTGCATTATCATCATCAGTAACAGTTGAACCGTCACCACCGATTGCTGTGCTAAATGTTACACTGCCCGTCATAATAATTCCTTGATTTCGTATGTTGTTTGGTATCGTGTGTTGTATGGCTGTGAAATAGGCGATAATGATCTCAACCTACCTAAAAACGAACGCCTTTGCAGATTAAGCGCGTCTGCACTATCCCAGATATAAAGCACTTCTAAATCTGTGCCTGATATTTTCATAATATCATTATTTAAAATTGATTCAGCATAAGTTAAATGGTCAAGCGTAAATTGTGCAATTCTAAAACTATCACGCCTATCAAAAAATTCTGCACCACTCATGGCTGTATCGACAACGGTTGCCGATTCATAACCAATTGACGCGCCTAGATTCATATTTAAAACAGGTTGATAAGTTGACCCTATAAAAATACGACCTAATTCAACATAGCCGTCAGAATTGCTGCTGTCAAAAAATTCAATTTGATAATATTGCGCTGATACAATCGATGGAATAACGTAAATTAAATTTTTTGTGTAATACGCAATTTCTTCATCCGTTGGTGTTAAGTCCCAGAAATGCGCATCTTCCCATTCATAACTGCCGTAAGGAGAGCTAGGCCATACATCAAGTGTGCCAGAATCATAGACTAACGTAGCATAACCGCTGTCTGAATAAACGCGGTAACGCCATGTTGCACTAACTGATAAATTGTGTGCAATAATTCCAAGCGTTGAAACAATGCGCTCAATGTCTGTTGAAAAACGTAATTTAGTTGATGCGTTTGCATCGTCTGTTGAGCGTGCTTTTTTTGATAATTGACGTGTTTTAATATTATTTAATGGCAATGAAGTTGACCACGAACCATACGCTGCAAACGTAACTGCATCAATCCTGTTTTGATAACCAATAATTGTATTTGCCATGCTATCCCCAGAGCGTTAGCGTTGCGCGGTTTTTTGAATAATCTGATTCAATACCAATAATTTTAAATAGTTTACCAGAATTTAAGCCAAAACGATTCATTGTTATGTTTACAATATTATTTAAATCGGGCAACGTGCTTGTTAAATCAAGCGCAATGGTTACTGTGTACAAATCACGGCTTGTTTTGTACAAATTAAGCAATCGAGTTGCTTCAGTTTGAGCTGCTGTAGCATCAACCAGTAACGATTCTTTTTCGATTGTGGGCGCAAGCGTATATTGTGTTTTTATGGCTGTATCTTCTGCTGATTTTGTTAATGCGGGCAAAGACAAAACACTTCTACGTGCTGCGGTAACTGCACCAGCTAAGTCAAAATCCTGCACGCTGTAATTTTTTTGATACGTTAAATTAACGCGCCACGCTGGAATGCCTTTGTCTGTATCATTGGTTCGCCCATGATCAATGCTTAAAATGTTATTTATATCAATTTCAAGTGTTGCGCTACCTGTTGGCGCAGTAAATAATCCCATGCGCAATACGCCAAGCGCATCAAATCCAAAGTATGCACCAATCGATTGAGCCACCTTATCCATTGCCACCATCGCTGAATCTGCGCCATCAATCCAAATTCCAATAACACTATTATTTGCCGTGTCTAATGCTGTCACGTCACTTGCGTTAATATCACCCGATGCAATGCCTGCTTTTAACGCCATCGCTTTTAAAACTTGCGCCACTGTGCGATTAGATGATGCTGCGCCTTGTGTTGCGTCACACGTTAATAATCCCGTTGGCACAGAACCAACGCGAATATAACCAAGTGCTAAACAAGTAGTATATTTTCCCGACGGTGGATTATGTGCTTCAAGATCAGAAACATTTGGCTCATCAGCGTGAAACGTTAACGCAATACCTTTATCGTAAACATTGCTAACAGATTGTATTGCACCATCATTAATCTGATATGTTAATTTTGAACTGTTTACCATGATTGGCGCAATATTAAACACCTGCCCATATAATAATGGCTTAGGTGATTTTGCAATATCAGAAACACCTTCAACACCATTTGGTAAAATATTGTTGCCAGCATAAAGCGTTGTCTGCAAAGGCATATCAACAATGGCGAGTTTATCCCGTGCTAATATCGTTACTTTTGAAAACGTAAACTCTACCTGCTCCATTGTGCCATTTAAAATAGTTGTAAATGCAGAATAAGCGTCGCCTTCATTTCCAATTTTAATAACGAGCGAACGCCCATCAAACGAATATTTTAAAATTGAATCCAAACCACCATCGACGTTTGATAATTCAACCGCGCCATAATTTACACGGCTTGCTCCGCTTGTTGTTCCGTTGCTGTAAAGTGATCGGCTAATTGATCCAGGATTGGTTATCCTATCATCATAAAATGTATTAGCAGGCGTGTCAGTGGGTTTTGTTGTGTAAGGCTTTGACGCATAACGCAGCACGGTTGTCGTGCCTGCTGCGTCAATGGCTGCTGTAATTTCTACGATATAAATCATGCTGCCGCCTCAAGTTTTGCTTTGCGTGAAATAGTGCTAAGTTCTTCTTTCATGCCTTGCATCTCGTTTATCAATGCTACGTTAGCGTTAGATTGTAAATTAACCAATGCTTTCAATTCAATAATTTGCTCTTTTAATAATGCGCTTTGATCGTCAATCGCATTTCCAATTGAATCAAATAAACCAGTGGTTTGTTGGTGGCTTGTAACATTTGCAGGTGAGGTAAAGTTAACTAATTCTGCACCTTGCTCACCTACAAGCGACAAGCCACTTGCCATGCCGCCATTGGCGTAAGTACCAATATAATTTCCAAATAAATCATATTTTGCAGATTTAGTTGACGCAATTTGATTTGATTGAGCTGTATTTTGAGAAATAACATTTAATCCACTAATTGCCGCCATATCTGACAAAGTTAATTCAATTGATTTTTGCGTTGATAATGTTGCTTGTGCTGCTTTGTAAGATTGTTCGGCCGCTGCTTGTGCTGATTGTGTTGTTTCAATTGCAGTTAACGTTGCTACAACAGTTTGAGATGTTTGTGTGTTTGAATTATTTAATACAGTTAATTTTGAAATATCATCTAAATCTGATTTTGTTAATGTAATTATATTTTGTTTATTTTTTGATTCTTGTGCCGCAATATAATTTGCTTCAGCCGCTGCTTGTGCTGCTTGCGTTGCATTAATAGCATCTTGTTTTGCTTTTTCAGATGCTAATTTATCTGCAGCTGCTTTATCTGCGGCTGCTTTAGCAATTGCTGCATCTTGTATTTCTTTTTCACGCAAAATTCTTTGTGCTTCATTTGCTGCTATAGCGGCCGTATTATCAGCAGCAATCTGGTTCAATTCCGTTTGCTTGTTTTGAATTTCAGTTTTGATTGTATTATCTACAGCGGTTACTTTTGCAACTTGCAGCGTGTAATTAGCCATTGCATTAGAAAAGTTATTAACCGCTGTTGATAATAATGCAATACTATTATCAACATCCGTTGTTTTTGCTTTTACGCCAAGCAAATTCACGTTTGCTTTTTCAGCTTCAGCCAATTGCTTATTCATTATTTCAATTTGTCTATCTGCCGCGCTCATGCCTTTTTCAAGTGCGGTTAAAACAGATTGATAATCAGTTTGATAAGCGTTGCCCGTTGCATTGTATTTTAAAGACGCCTCTAAAAACGATTTTGAAACTTCGGGCAATGACGCTAATGCACTTTCCGTTCCTTTTGCTGCCTCTGCTGCTGTGTCTTGAAATGATTTCTTAGCTGCATTATAAATTTCTTGTGGTGTTGCTTGTGGCTTGCCAACACTCATTAGTTGATCGTAATACGTTCTTAAACCTTGACCTAACGTGACAAATTTATCGCGCATTGCGGTTAAGTTTTTGTAGGCTGTTTCAAGCGCAGTGGTTGTGCTTGTTAATTCCGCGCCAGCGTCAGATAACTGATTTAATGCTGTTGTGTATTTGCGCGTTAAATCATCCATGCCTTGCATAGATTTTTCACGCTCTAAACGCAACGCTTCTTCTTTTGCCACTGGATTTTGTTCGCCTAACTTTTTATAAATGGCAATGCGATAATCTTCATAGGTTGATATGGTTGCTTTTATGGCGTCTGTGCGTTCTTTTACAATAGCCGCATAATCTTCTGCTGCACTTGCAAAGTCGCCAGCCATGCCCAACGCTGTGGCATAAATAGCTCTGCCTGTATCGCTTGTGTCATTTTTTAAAACATCTAGTAATTTTCTATATGATGTTTTTGATTCTTCAGCATTTGTACTCATCACGGGCAACACTAAGCCAAGTTGCGTAAACTTATCAGTCAATATGCCAGTTTTGTACGCTGATTGTTCTGTTTTAGTTAAATAATTCTCAATATAATCAGTTAACGTACTATCAAATTTAGATATACCGCCAGCCACATTTATTAAATCTTGCGATAAGGTTAATCCTGACGCACCAATTGCTGATAATCCTGCTTTAATGCTGTTTAATCCGTTAAACGCTTCAATAATATCGTCCGCTGTGCCGGGCAATTTTCCAATAATATCGTTAACGTCTGTAAATGCCGATGCTAGTTGAAGTGATTGAACAATTATTTGCTTTTCAATATCACCGCGTTTTTCTACAATATCGGTATATTCAATGGCATTAATACCCATTGCTTTTAGCTTAGTGTTTGCCGTTGAAATAGCAACGGTTACGCGCATTAATGTTTGATAATAGCCTTCTTGAATTTTTTGAGATTCAAGGAATTGAGGTGATAACATAGCCATTTTATCTGATAATTTCTCAAACGCTGCACTTAATCGTTCTTCATTTATTTCGGCATTTTCTTGATTTCTTTGGCGTGAGCCTTTTCCCTTGTAGTTAGTACGCTCCATTGGAATTCGTCCTA